CCTATCTCGAAACGGAACACCCTTCGGCAACATTTGCAGAAGAAATTATTGCATGGTATAAGCGCCCCGAAGACTCGGGGGACTTCGCCTCAGGTATTGATAACAGACTAGGAAGACTCTTGCTAGTCTGGTCAACTCTACAGAGGAGAGACTGGGAGTCCCAGCCTCTAACTGAGAGAGGAAACCTTAAGGTCAAAGTCGCCTTAGTTTCAGAGCCTGGAGGAAAACTCAGGCCTGTAACATCAGGGCCAGCTTGGTTATACTCCTATCTATCGCCCTCAGGTCATATGATTGGAGATTTCCTAAGCATGATTCCTGGAGCCCATGTTGGACTCAAGGAGTCAGACCATCTATATCGATTTGGACAAAGCTTTTCGAATCACCATTCGAAGAAGAAACTTGACAATCTCTTCATAAGCACGTCTGATCTCACATCTGCCACTGACAGGGCAAGACACGACGCCTCGCAAGGACTGATGGTCGGATTAATCACCGGCCTGCAGGATGCGGGTTTGATCTCAAGATCGACAGCGAAGTATCTGATTGACTGCACCGAGTTGCTCTGCTCTCCCAGAGACGTCCAGATAAAACTGAGATGTCGGGAACACAGAAGACTATCAAGTGAAGTCAGATCAAAACTTAGGAAAGTTGGAAGCAACCTTTATGAGTTCACGACAACCGTCGGAGTACTCATGGGTGAACCACTTACCAAAGCTGTTTTAACAGCATCAAGCCTCGCAGCATTGAACTGCGCGAAATTCGGAACAGGCAACGTGAAAGACTTGTTAGACCCACAAATGATCAGAAGAGTGCAAACTCAACAATTCTCGACTTGGGGTGAAAGGGCTATATTGCACTTTGGATGTGCAGGGGACGACCACACCGGGATTTCCCGAAGTGTGGAAACTCTCATGAACATTCCAAAGGCACTTGAATCCATGGGTTTTGAAATCTCCTGGGAGAAGTACAGAATAAGTAGACACTACGTGCACTACTGTCAAGACTTTGGTCTTGCACCAATGTACTCCTCGACAATCTTTGTTGACTGTCCCAGGATGAGACTCTTCAACCAATTCAGGAAAGAAGGGGCTCACGATAATTTCGAATCACCCGACCCATTAATGGGAAAGATAAAAGCTTTAGAAAGAAGATCAAGATACGGAAAGCAAGCGTCGGCTTTTGAAGCAAAAATGCAACTAAAGCTGGACGATCACACTCCACTATTCCTTAGGGCGAACATGACGTCGTGGTTCGAGAAGAAAGTTCTTCTCAATCCAGGAACGTATGCTCCTACCCTTTTGGGAGGTCTAGGCGTACCGTCTTGTCCTCTCGATGACATTAAGGTCGAGGACTTCCAGAGAAAGTTCTTAGGTAAAAGAGTTTACCAGAGAGCCAACCAGGAGTCCAAAATTGAACTCTGGGAGAGAGGTCTCTCTACCAGGGTCGACCAGTACACAGCTGAACAGCTAGGTATAGAGACCGAAGGTCTCTTTACGGTAGACGATGCCTGGAGAAAAGTCGAAAACGACATAAGCTCCGAGGCCGACTCAACAAAACCATCTCACAGAAGGGTCTGGAAGATGGTTCGCGATGAGTTCGTTGATCTGACGCGTCCAAATAACATAGTCGGCAACAAGGAAATACCTTACACCGCCTTAGTTCTTGGCCTAGCTAGAAAGGAGACCTCAAAACCCACAAGGGCGAGACAGTTTTTGAAAAAGACTGAATCACTTAGGGGTTTGAAGTACGATGGTGAGTTGCCAAAAGGACCAGAGGAGTTACAACTCCTCTTGCCCTCGGCGTTAATCCCTCGAGCAGAGCTCAGGAGACTAACCGGAACAACTTTCGTTGC